CAATGTATATGCATTTTATGCGAGAAGATTTAGAAGATGCGATTGCTCCGGTAATTTTTATCAATGTTTTGGACCCAGCTGTTCACAAAAAAAAGATGGACGACCTTACGGTACCGGTTGCAAATCGTGTAGCCACGATTCCAAATCGCAACTTGATTACAACGACCATGAAAGTGACAGCGGATGGAGCGGAGTTAGTAAATAATAAGGATTATGTTCTTACGTTTGACGAGGACTTCCCGGTTATCACATTACTTTTAGCTGGGTCAGCGGCAGAGTCAACAGAGTTAGTTGTATCGGGTGACCAGGTCGACCCAAGTATGATTACAGAGGATACTGTGATTGGCGGATATGATGCTGAGACGGGGACAGAAAGTGGACTGGAAGCGATTCGCAAAATTTATCCAGTATTAAACGTGGTTGGGGCAGTATTGGCAGCTCCCGGATTTAGTCATCACCCAAAAGTAGCAGCCGTTATGCAGTCAAAATGCGAACATATCAATGGCAACTTCACGATGGATTGTTTGATTGATGTGGACACGGAAAAATGTAAAAGATATGATGACATCCAGCGTTACAAAGAAGAACTTGGGGTATCGTCTAAACACGCTTATGTGATTTGGCCAATGGCTAAAAAGGATGGAAAAGTGTTATATGGTTCTGCGGTTGTCGCTGCGACCGTGGAAGAGACGGATGCGGCGAACAATGATATGCCAAATGTGTCGCCATCCAATAAGCTGGCATACATTGATGAGGCGTGTCTTGCGGATGGAACGACCGTTTTACTCGACATGCAGCAGGCGAACGCTGTGAATGCGTATGGTGTAGCTACATTTCTCAACATGGACGGCTACCGTGTGTGGGGCAACTACTCCGCAGCGTACCCAGAGACGAAAGTACTGGATGAAAAATATTGGTCAGTAAATCGTTTCTTTACATGGAAAGGTAACACGTTTGTTCTCGATTGTGTCAATCGAATTGATACGATTAACAACATCCGTGCAATCGAGGCATTGGTCGACGAAGAAAATCTGAAATGCAATAGCTATGTTTCTGCCGGTGTGTGCGCTGGAGCAAGTGTGGAATTCAGAAGAGAAGACCATTCGGCAGATGATATCATGTGTGGAAATATTAAGTTACATATTTCTCTTGCACCATACCTGCCGATGGAAGCCATCACGGCGTTGATGGATTTTGATTTGTCGGCATTAAAAGGTCAGTTTGAAGGAGGTACAGAGTGATGGGAAAATCAAGTTCAGAAGGATTGATTCCGGAAGTTATTAATAACTTTAACGTTTATAATGGTGATGCGAAAAAAATGCTTGGAATTTCAGATGAAATTCAGCTTCCGGAATTTACTGCAATTACCAGTGAGATTAAGGGAGCCGGTATTTTAGGTGCCTATTCGGCAGCTATCCTCGGTCACTACGAAGATACAGATATTGAAATCCCATATAAAGCCATCTCACAGGATATGATGCAGTTTACACCGGGAAAGTATCATACCGTGACGTTTCGCGCGAATATGCAGTCAACTGTGCAGAAAACGAGGGAAAAGGCTAACAGAGGAATCAAGATTGTTGTTGGCGGTGTTGTAAAAGGATTTAAGCCTGGTTCGCTAAAAATTGGAGACCAGATGAGTTCGAGCATTACCCTAAATGTGACATATTTCAAATATGAGCAGGATGGGTTTACGATTTTTGAACTTGACAAAATCAATCCAAAACTTGTTGTCAATGACAATGACTTACTGTCAGACATATTGAATAATTGCTAGGAGGTAGTTTGTGATGGAAGATACAAATAAAAAAATAGAAGATTCGCAGGAGACGACAATCGTTGGTCCTGTAAATGATGAGAATGTGCTTGTACTGACAAAGCCGGTCAAGTTTGAAGGCAAAAATTATAAGGAACTTGATTTTACTCCGTTTTTGTCAGCAACGTATGAGCATGTAGATACAGCGAGAAGGCAGGCTATTTCCCTTGGAGTTGGCAACGACTACTTCATGGAAAGGTCTTACACGTTCGCCGCCTGCCTTGCGGCAGAGGTATTGGAACTTCCGGTTGAACTTTTTTTGAAGTTATCAATTGGAGACGCAATGCCGTTTAGAAATATGGTATACCGTTTTTTGTAAGGTTGCAGGTCGACTTAAAAACAATGAGTGATCTACGAAAGTCGATGCTAATACTCTCGATGAGAACAGGGACATCTTTTGGATATTTACAAGAGATGCCTCTGTTCTCTTTATATGAACTCATGAAAGATTATGTGGAGGTGATGACAGATGTCAGGAGGAAATAGGAAAGACTATAAAATGTATATTAAAATTGCAGGTGAAATTGATAAGTCACTGCCTGAATCGGCGCGATTGTCAAAAGCTGAATTGCGTGCGATTGCAAGAGAGGCATCTGCTGCATCTGCCGCTACTTCCACAAGTTTTCGCAAAGGGCTTCAGGAATCGAAGTCTGTCTTTGATGAAACAAAGCCGATGTTTGATAAGTTTAGTAATGCGGCTAAAAAGGCGACTAAAGTAACAGTTGCAGCGGTTACTGCGGCATCTGTTGCACTCGGTACTTTTTCGGTAAAAACAGGAATGGCATACGAAAGTCAGATGTCTACTGTGCGTGCGTTGTCGCAAGCAAGTGATGCCGATATGTTACAGCTTGATAAAACAGCTCAGCACTTAGGAGCTACAACCGTATGGACGGCGAAAGAATCTGGGCAAGCGATGGAGTATATGGCAATGGCCGGATGGAATGCGAAACAGATGGTGGATGCTGTCCCGGCAACGATGGATTTGGCTTCGGCATCCGGAGAGGATTTGGCTGAAGTATCGGATATTGTCACAGATTCTATGACTGCCTTTAACATGAGAGCAAAAGAAGCCAGCCATTTTACGGACGTATTGGCTGCGGCTGCAACCAGTTCAAACACAAATGTTGGTAAGTTAGGTGAATCTTTTAAATACGCTGCACCTTTGGCTGGGTCTCTGGGATATTCCATTGAGGACACATCGTTGGCTTTGGGGCTAATGGCTAACTCTGGTATCAAAGCTAGTCAGGCTGGAACATCGATGCGCTCATGGTTGACAAGAATGGCTAAGCCAACGGATGAATCGGCCGCGGCTATGAAAAAGTTGGGATTAAGCCTAAAAGATTCCCATGGGAAAATGAAGCCGTTGCGAACAGTGATTAAAGAGACAAGAAGCGCTTTTTCAGGTCTGTCGAAATCACAAAAAGCACAGTATGCAGCAATGCTTGCCGGTAAGACAGGTATGAGCGGATTACTTGCTGTAGTACAGTCCGCAGATGGTGATTTTTCAAAGTTGTCCGATTCAATTGACAATTGTAACGGTGCTGCCAAAAAGATGGCAGAAACAAAATTGGATAATTTAGAGGGTGATGTCACACTCTTTAAATCTGCTATGGATGGAGCAGGGCTGGAAATTTATGATGAAATCAAGGAGCCATTGCGCGATGTAGTCCAAGAGGGAACAAAGTGGGTGACCAATTTTGCAAAGGAATTTAAAGAGAACTTTCCGACAATTAAGAGATATGTGAGCGATGCGGGTGAAGCTATCGCTCAATTTGCCACCCCTTTACTCCAAGTAGGAGGTTGGTTAGTATCTCATCCAGACGCTATTGTTGGGACAATCACGGGAATTGGAACGGCATTAATCACTTATAAGGTGGCTAGTGGTGTAACAAACTTGGCAACAAGTTTGAGCTCTCTTTCATCAAGTGGACTTGGTATATTGGGAATCACAGGAGCAATAGGTGTTGTTACGGGAATTGCTGGGGCAATCAACGAGGCAAATAGTATCGCAAAAGATGCAAGCCTCGATGAGCATTTTGGCAATATTGTCCTAAGCATGGACGATATTAAAACGGTATCAAAAGAAATTGTCGGTGCCAAGAAATTGGAGCGTGTAAGCGAACTGCTAAGTTCTATGTCAAAGACAAAAGGATTTGCAGACGAATTAAAAGAGGCTAATAGTGCAATTAAAAAAATGCATTGGAAGACATCTATTGGCTTGGAGTTTTCGGATTCAGATAAAGCAGATTATGAAACAAATGTAAAACAATATGTTGATTCTGCGCAAAAATTGATTGAACAGAATGGATATGAGGTTAATATTGCTACCTCGTTGTTGTTTGATGATTCTCCAGAAAAAACGCAGCTTTTGAAAAATGATAATTATTTTTACAAAGAGCTAGATGGCGAAGTAAGCAAATTGTCAGACAAGATTAATTCCAAGTTGCAAAAAGGTATTAAAAAGGGTTTTTCGCCTGATTTACAAAATGAAATAGACGGTCTCTTAAATCAGATGTCGGAAATCACGAACGCTTTTACAAAGGCAGATACAGAATCTAGTTGGAAGATTCTCGAAACTGAATGGAGCGGAAAAGCACTAACGGCGGATTCTTTTAAAAATTTAAAGAGTGAAATACAAAATAATATTAAAGAATTAGAAGATGGTGCAAAAGACGCTAGAGATACTGGTATTACCAATGCTGGAAGAAAAAAAGAACTTGGGTATATCGACCAGAAAGAATATGAGGCAGAAGTAAAGAAATACAAAGATGCTTATGATAA